CGACTATAAACAAGAGAAGGTGTGGAAGGTTCGGGATTATGCGTTGAATCAACAAAACTTTTACGAGGAGTTACTACACATGCAAACAGTTGGGTATGTGCCCAAGACCGAGGGATTGCGTAAAGCCCTGACCGAAGGGTTGCCTGTCATGCAAGAGGCTAAAGAGATTGAGAAGAAAGACTTTACCAAGTTGCATGTTTACCTTGCGCCTGATGGTATGGTAACTGTGTCGGTGTTGGCTAAGTATGTGAACATGGAGATGGGGACAACGACATTCGAATCCCTGGAATCCGCACCAACGCTCATCCAACAACATGTTGGTATGTTAAAGATGATGGATAAAGATACACACGTTCCTAACGTTGGTTACAAATCAAGCGATACAGAGTTTTGGATCGAGGGTATTTCCTAATAAATAAAATGCTTGACATTTCTATAAATGTTATATAAATTGAGTTTGTAACAAACTTTATAGGAAACATGTGAAGAAGAAAAAACCATACACACTTGGTGTGTTTACAGGCAGTTCAGGTGCAGTGCAACAAGCAACACTAAACAATAACAGGACTCGAGAGGCTAAGATGATTAAGCCTGATGCACTTCCAAGCTTTGTCTTGGAACGTCTTTCATTGTTGCGTGTGGCTGATAACCCCGTTGACCCTGTGATAACAGATATTGGTAGGCGAATCGTGGGTGGTGCATACACTATTTATTTGGATTTAGATGAATATAAACAAATACATGCGCTTCCAAGTGCATGATGAAGTTGGGTTGCTACGTGCATTTGTCTTCGAGGATGAGGCAAAGAAGTTTATGCGTGGCAACAATGATTTGAAGTTGGTTGTAACTCCTCGCAAGAGGGAGAAGAAGTTGGATGTGTTTGAACTATTAGGCGAAAGCCCATTTTAATAAAGGAAAGAGTGCTATGAAAAATACCAAAATAAATGCGGTAAAGCAGTTGATGGATGCGGATAAGAACATATCCGTCAAAGAAATCTGTGAAAAGACGGGTTTCTCAAAAAGTCAGGTATATGTAATACGTAATGTGTTAAAGAAGAAAAAGTTAACACGTGTTAATAAAACCCCAAGTGTCAGTCGAGTGCGTAATAAACCAACAGACAAGATTAGAAAGTTGGTTGCTGAGAACGCAGAACTAAATCGTTGGTGTCTTGAATGGCGGGAGAAATCCAACAAACAAGAAAAAGAAATCGCACGTCTACAACATCTTTACATGGATCAGCTTGCGGTCGTGCGCTATCTCGAGTCCAAAATTCAACAGTTATTTAAGGAGTAATCATGGCAACGAAACTTAAAAAACAAACGAAGAAACCTACTATGAATAAAGTGCCTGCACTAAAAGGTTTGCCTATGGCTACGGGTATAGTGAGTGAAGAACTCGGTATTACCATCAGCAAGGAATTTATCATCCGCAAGCTAAAAATTAAGCCGTATCTCCAAGCAAAAAACTGTGCGTATTGGGATGACATTAACTTAATTAAATTAAGACTTGGTGAATACTTTATCAAAGCGTCGCAGTTATGACTACACCCGAGAAGAAAGTTAAGGATAAAGTCCGCAAGATACTAGCCGAGCATGGGGTTTATAACTTCATGCCTGCTACGCATGGCTACGGGCGATCGGGGGTTCCCGACATAATTGCTTGCTTCAACGGGAAATTTATTGCCATTGAGACCAAGGCGGGGAAGGGCACAACAACTACTTTGCAAGAGCGAGAGTTAGCCCTGATACGCAAAAACGGTGGGGTTGCGATGGTGATTAACGAGGAAAATATACACGAACTGCAACAGTATCTAGCGTCTTTTGATGAGGAGGGTAGGGGATGACAACGTGGACAAGTGAGGATCGGGAGAATGCCATGAAGAAAGAAGATGACGAGTATTCGGGTGGCATACCAATTCCGTTTGCGGGGTGGATGCAACAAGATAAAGAGGATACCGAGGAGATGTTACGGCATCAGCTACAAGTATTAAAAGCCGAGATCATGCGGTTAAAGACCAAGCTACGAGAGTATGGAGAGAACGAATGAGTGAACTAACAGTATTAAAAGAAGCCCACACCATCATCTATGGTGATCGGGAGAAGACCTACGGGCATCCATCTAAGAATCTCAAAACGATTGCGAAGATGTGGAATGCTTTTCTTGAAGCACGGACCAGTGGCGGTGAACTCAACGCTAAAGATGTTGCCTCGATGATGATTCTATTGAAGACTGCAAGGTTGGCTAACAATCCTGACCATCGTGATTCTGTGGTAGACATCTGTGGATATGCCGCTTTAATTGAAAGATGTGATGAAGAGCCGACGACCGAGAGCCAAGCCGAGTAACGGCAAGAAGATGCGGTTGATTCGGGTGCTACATGGGAAGTATGCCGTCAATATAAAAGATATTGCTAGGCTGATGCGCTTGCGGTTGCGACAGGCTAGGTATTACGTGAGCGTGCTGACGAAGGAAGGGAGAATCTACGTGCGGTACAAGCAAGATAGATATAACTATTATGCATTAAGGAGAGGTAAATGAAGTTCGACAAGTTCATAGCGAAGTTAAAGGGAACGCAAACTAAGTTTGGTATCTCCGCAATAGATTTAATTATTGTGGATGAGATTGCTTCTAGCAAAGAGAAAGTTACTATCATGGGCTTTCTCGAAGGCTTTTGGCGAACTTCCCCCGTAACTACGCATAACGCAATCAAGGCGCTCGCTAAAAAGAAACTACTCAAGATCACGGTTGACCCCGAGGATGGTCGCATAAAGTTGTTGACGGTTGGCGAGAAATACAACGAATTAGTCAAGTATGTGGAGGCTGTTTAATGGCAGAAATACTAGAAAGACTTGGTAGTGGTTTACTTAAAATTCTTGGGTGGTTTAAGAACCCTGAGTTAATTAAACCTATTGACGAGGGTGTTGATATAGAAGAAGAACGGTTTGATAAGAAACTTCTTACGCTACATACCAAAGCGCTTGACGAAAAGCAAGACTTTCCTGAGACCCTTGGTGAGTTGCTAGATCATTTGGATCATACGTTTGATGCTTACAGAGTATCAACCTATTCAAGTGGATGGTTAACGCAAGACGAGATTACAGGGCTAAAGAAGTTGGGTGCGCATGTGCCTAACCCTTGGCAAACAGTATGGCATGACAATGCAGATAATTTGAAAGTAGATGCTAGTAATTTACCCGCTATGATGTTCATAGCCATACCATCAGACCATGAAGGTGCTAAGAAAAATAATCAGGTATGTCCTGACTTTATGTTTGGTATTAAACACAAGAAGCTTCCTTGGAATGTAGAAAAGATTAGCGGTGTGCCGTACAAAATAGGCATGGCTTATCGCATGGACAAAAAGTTGTTTTGGATATGTGCTTGGGTGGTGGTGCATAGAGATGGTTCATATGAGTTTTGTAAAGAGCACACAACTAAAGCTGTTTATGTGACTAAAGGTAGGAACAAAGGATATGCGTACAACAAAAAAACTTTTGTAAAAGGGGCTTTGGTTGAAGATGAAGAAGAGACCAAGCGCAACGGCGAGTTGGGTGCTAGAAACTTCTTTAAGTGGATGGTTGATTGGTGGCAGGGTAGGAATGAGCGTTGGAGTGTGTCGGTTAGAAAGAGTGGTGACAGGGTAACGTTTGCCGTAGATAAGTCGTTAACTAAAAAGTATTTTGCTGATCGGGATAAGACGATTAAGACTGCATCGGGGCGCAACAAGAAGATCGTGCATTATGTTAAAGAACATCAACGTAACTATGACGGCAAAATTACTACAGTTAAAGAACACATTCGTGGGTTAAATGAGTTTAATTGGAAGGGCTATAAATGCCTCATATCGGCTCCTGAGTTTGGTATGACTTTAACTTCATCGTTTAAGGCGGGTGCTGAAGAAATAGAATCAACCGATGATATAAGACAATTTATGAGCACTGCCAAGGTTGGGGCGATGTTGGCTCAGCATGAAGACAAAATGGCTATTAGAGGAGAAGCTAGATGAAAAATGTATTAACAACACTTCTGTTGTGTCCCATGATTGCTCATGGTGCGGTGATTGCATCGATGCCAAATCAAGCGGGTGGCAAGATTGTGCTTACTGACGAGGCTTGTGTATACAAGGGCAAAACTTACACCAATCTGTATAAGGCTTATTTTTATATACCCAGTGGTACAACGGGCAATGGTTGTTGGGCGGTTGAGGATGGTAGCGATACCGTTACGGTTATTTGGCACGACACAGGCGACACCAAGCGTTACCCCGCACAAAACTTTGACATAAGAAGGAATAGATAATGAACAAAGATGTTATGAATCAAGGAGTACAAATCCTGCTTGATCGCATGGACACAAACCCCGAGGAGTTTGAAGATTACTCAGGTAGATGGGGGGATATTATTGGTGCGGTTCATGCTCGCAAAAGTATTCCCGCAGGGCATTCGAAGGATGCTCCGTTGCCGTTTCTTACAGACCCCGAAGTCAATGCGCTATATGACAAATTAGAAGATGTTCGTAGAGAAAACTTTACGGCTGACGTATTGCGTCGCCTAGCTGATACCCCAAGAGAACAGATCCAAGAAGACTTGTTTGATAGCAGAAGCTATTCGACAAGCAACATACCACTAGGTGGTGGGGCATTAACTTCAACGACGGGGGCAGTAGGCACATGGGGTAAATCAAGCGTAACTTTAGCGGAAGTGCAGGCACTTAATGAAGAACGCAAACAACAAATTATTGATGCTATGACTGAATTAAACAAAGCAAGACAAAGCAAACGGAAAGCTACTGCTAGATGATTATTACCTTAGACTTTGAGACCTACTACGACAAAGCGTTTAGCCTAACTAAGCTGACGACCGAGGAGTATATCCGTGATGACCGATTTGAAGTCATCGGGGTTGCGGTGGCGGTGGATGATGGCGAACCCGAATGGTTTAGTGGGACTCAGGCTGAGACCCGTGCGTTCCTAAAGAAGTTTGACTGGGACAACGCTTTGGCTTTGGCTCACAACATGCAGTTTGATGGGGCGATTTTGAATTGGCACTTTGGTATCAAACCCAAGGGCTATCTAGATACCCTGTGTATGGCTCGGGCGGTGCATGGGGTGGATGCGGGTGGTAGTCTCAAAGCTTTGGCTGAACGGCATCAGATTGGGGTTAAAGGCGATGAGGTTATTCGTGCCGAGGCTAAACGACGCACGGACTTCTACGATGTAGACCTAGAGTTGTATGGAAAGTATTGCTGTAACGATGTGGCGCTGACTTATGACCTATTCAAAATACTAGCAAAAAACTTCCCAACAAAGGAATTGAAAGTTATAGACACAACTCTAAAGATGTTTATACAACCTACGTTAGTCTTGGATAAGACCATGTTGGAAGAGCATCTCGAGAACGTCAAGAACCTAAAGGCAAAGCTACTCGAGTCGGCTCAGGCTGAGATTGACGACTTAATGAGTAACGATCGATTTGCCGAGTTACTAAAAGCTTTGGGTGTCGTGCCCCCTACCAAGATCAGTGCTAGGACAGGTAAAGAAGCATGGGCTTTTGCCAAGACGGATGAGGAGTTCAAGGCTTTACTTGAGCATACTGATCCACGGGTGCAGGCTCTGGTGTCCGCAAGGCTAGGTAACAAAACAACTTTGGAGGAGACGAGAACGCAGAGGTTTATCGACATCTCTACAAGGGGGTTGTTGCCCGTGCCTATTAAATACTATGCGGCTCACACTGGGCGGTGGGGTGGCGATGATAAGATTAACTTGCAGAACCTTCCTAGCCGTGGCAATAACGCAGGGAAGTTAAAAAAAGCTATCCGTGCCCCTGATGGGTATGTAATGATTGACTGCGATTCCTCGCAGATTGAGGCTCGCACGGTGGCATGGTTGGCGGGACAGAACGATTTAGTAGAAGCTTTTGATAAGGGCGAAGATGTTTACAAAATCATGGCATCGGCAATTTATGGGAAAGAGGTCGAAGATATTTCTAAAGAGGAGCGGTTCGTGGGGAAGACCACAATCCTCGGCGCTGGCTACGGCATGGGGTCACAGAAATTCCAAGTTCAACTCAAGACTTTCGGTGTGGAGATTGAAACGGATGAAGCCAATCGTATCATTCAGGTATATCGCAACACCTATGAAAAAATACCCGAACTATGGAGGCAGGCTCAGAAGTGCGTCGAGTCGATTGTAGATAAAAAAGCATCACCATTTGGTGCGGTCGATGCGGTAAAGTTTGACTCACTTGAGGGTGGGTTCCTATTGCCAAGTGGTCTATGGCAGAGGTATGATGGGCTTGAAAGAGTGTACGATGCTGACGGTAAAACTCAGTATCAATACAAAACCCGCAAGGGTGCAGTTAAAATTTATGGTGGTAAGGTCGTAGAAAACCTATGCCAAGCGATTGCAAGATGCGTTATTGCAGAACAGATGCTACTCATCAGTAAGAGATACAAGGTAGTGTTGACGGTGCATGATGCGGTGGCTTGTATCGCACCCGAAGAAGAAGCTAAAGAGGCTCAACAGTATGTGGAAGAGTGCATGAAAACTAGACCCGCATGGGCGCAGACTCTCCCGCTTAGTTGTGAATCAGGTGTAGGTAAATCGTATGGAGAGTGCTAAATGATAGGTGATGATGATTTAAGAGATTGCTTTGCGATGTTTGCATTGTGTGGGATTTTGTCTTGTGATTATTCAGTTGATGAAGACCCTGCG